TGGCATCACCGGACACATGGACTGCAAGATAGACGGCGAAGTAGTAGATGTAAAAACTGCTTCTAAGTTTGCATTCAACAAGTTCAAGAACGGGCGCTTAATTCAAGACGATCCTTTCGGATATCTAGGACAGCTTGCAGCTTATGAAGCTGCCGAAGGAACAGAGAACGGAGGTTTCTTAGTTATCAATAAAGAAAGCGGCGAGCTTTGTATGTGTGTGCCAGATGATCTTGATAAACCTAATATTAAAACTAAAATATCTAATCTTTTAACGGCTCTCGATTTAGAAACTAAACCTGAGCTATGTTATCCTACTGTTCCTGATGGAAAGAAAGGCAACATGAAGCTGTCTAAAGGGTGTTCTTGGTGCAGATATAAGCACGACTGTTACCAAGATTCTAATGATGGTCAAGGTCTAAGAACTTTTAAATACTCTTCTGGTATGACCTATCTTACTGAAGTTGTGTCAGTACCTAAAGTCGAAGAGTATTTATGAGATCGGTTAAAGCTAGGCGTATTAGAAAACATACTAAGACTTTATTAGTTGCCTGGCTTCATTCTCTTTTAGACAAAGAAGAAGCAGATAAAATTAATGTTAATAATTATATGTCTTACATGCCAAAACAAACTCATTTATTTGTTGCTGGGCAGATAAGGTTGAGCGCCTTTCACCCTAAGTGGGTATCTAATAAAATTAAACAGCTTCTAAAAATTTATCCGTATTTAGAAATAGAAAGCATAGACTTGGAGCTAATTAAATGGCAAGCGAACCGATTTCAGGCATGAATATAGAGTCAATGATAATTGCTGTTGGTAGTTTCTTGCATAACTCTGATGGCACAGTGTGTGATATTGAGACTTTATTCTTAGAAGATTTAAGACTTTTAATAGACGTTGAACTTGAAAGAAGACAGGCTGTTTTACATTGAACTATATTAAAAAAGGATACAGAAAAAAAAGAGTTCCTCGCCCTATAGAAAAAAACCTTATTAAAGGGTATGATTCTAATTGGGAGTATGAGCTACACAGCGGTATCCTGGATAAATGGGCTTTCCATTCTGAGAAAGTTCCTTATGTCATTGAGCATAACTATCATCCTGATTTCATTAAAGAGATAGAGGGTACGAAGATATTGCTTGAAGCTAAGGGGCGTTTCTGGGACTACGCTGAGTATAGTAAATACATTTGGATAGCTAAGATTCTTCCTGATGACACAGAGCTAGTGTTTCTTTTTGCAAACCCTGGCGCCCCAATGCCTCAAGCAAAACGCAGAAAAGATGGTACTAAAAGAAGCCACGGTGAGTGGGCAAGTGCCAATAATTTTAGATGGTATAGCGAAGAGAGCATCCCTGATTCTTGGATTAATACTAAAAAGAGAGAAACCTTTTGACTGACTTCAATCATAAAGACGAGAGGCGTAACCGTTTTGAAAGGAAAAAAAAATACAAAAAGGTTAAGTCTTCTTCAGAATTAAAAGTAACTAAACAGAGAGCCTATAAACGCGGAGATAAGAATGACCAAAAAGAAAATAAATGATATAACACCAAATGAGTGGAACAGTCTTGAAGCAAAAAAAGCGAAACAGACAGATCTGCCTGGATTGTCACTATCTTACACGACAATAGAAGCATCACCCCCAGTTACCTTTACGACGCTTGAGAACTCCGCGCCCCTCACCGACACTGTTAATGCTCCTTTTCATTATAACACAGGCAAGATTGAGTGTATTGAAGGTATCGAAGCTTCCATGAGCAGTGAAGCTTTCAAAGGATATCTAAAGGGAAACTGCCTAAAATATTTATGGAGGTTTGATTATAAGGGAAAAGCCAAAGAAGATTTACAGAAAGCAAGTTGGTATTTAAATAAACTAATAACAATAGTTATAGCAGAGGAAAAAGAATAATGGACCAGTATCAACAGTTTATACACAAGAGCAGATATGCTCGTTGGCTCCCTTTGGAAGGGCGGCGAGAAACGTGGAAAGAAACAGTACAAAGATATGTCGATTTTTGGGCAGACCGTGGACAGATCGATGCTGATATGTCGAAGAAACTATATAAAGCTATATATAACCTGGACGTTATGCCTTCAATGCGTTGCATGATGACGGCTGGTGAAGCACTAGATAAAGATAACGTAGCAGGATTCAACTGCAGCTACCTGCAAATTGATTCAGCTAGAAGTTTTGATGAGCTGATGTATGTGTTAATGTGCGGAACAGGAGTAGGCTTTAGCGTAGAGCGTAATTTTATTAATAAACTTCCTATAGTTGCTGAGACTTTCCATGACACCTACAGCACCATTGTGGTTAGCGACAGTAAGATAGGATGGGCTTCTGCATTCAGAGAGCTTATTGCTATGTTATATGCTGGTAAAGTCCCAAATTGGGACATAAATAAAATTAGACCTTCTGGCGCCAGGCTTAAAGTTTTTGGCGGCAGGGCTTCAGGCCCAGACCCCCTCGTAGATTTATTTAACTTCTGCGTTGGTGTCTTTAAGAAAGCTGCGGGGCGTAAGCTAACCTCTCTTGAGTGTCACGATGTCTGCTGTAAGATTGCAGACATTGTAGTAGTAGGGGGCGTAAGGCGTTCAGCACTAATTAGTCTTTCTAATCTTTCTGATCAGCGAATGGCTAAAGCTAAGAACGGTAGTTGGTTTGACACAGAAGGGCAAAGAAGGTTAGCTAACAACAGTGTAGCTTACACTGAGAAGCCTGACTTTGAAGCCTTTTTAACTGAGATGAATACTATGTATGAGTCTAAGGCTGGTGAGCGCGGCATCTTTAGTAGAGTAGCTGCTAAGAATATTGCAAGTAAAAATGGAAGGCGAGATCCCAACCATGAGTTTGGGACTAACCCTTGTTCTGAGATCATCTTACGATCTAATCAGTTCTGTAATCTTTCAGAAATTGTTGTTCGTCCTGAAGATACTCTGGCTACCTTGAAAAAGAAAGCAGAAATAGCAGCTATCATTGGAACACTGCAAGCAACGCTTACAGATTTTAGATATCTGAGAAACATCTGGAAACGCAACACCGAAGAAGAAGCTCTTCTAGGTGTTAGCATGACAGGTATAATGGATCACAAAGTCCTTAGTGGTTCAGAACCTAAAGAGATAGAAAAATGGCTGGAGGCTATTAAAAATGTGGCTATTCAAACAAATAAAACCTGGGCTTTTAATCTTGGAATTAATCAGTCTGCTGCTATTACATGCGTTAAACCGAGTGGTACTGTATCTCAGCTTGTCGATTCTGCTTCTGGGATTCATCCTCGTTTTTCTGAGTATTACATTAGAAGAGTACGCTCAGACAAGAAAGACCCTCTTGCAATCTTTATGTCCGAAGTCGGCCTCCCTGTTGAACAAGATATTATGAGTGATGCTTCTTTAGTGTTTAGCTTCCCTGTAAAAGCTCCAAAGAATGCGGTTACTGTTTCAGATGTAGGAGCTATTCAGCAGTTAGAACTTTGGAAAATTTATCAGGACCATTGGTGCGAACATAAGCCAAGCATAACTGTTTACTATACAGATGATGAGTTTCTTGAAGTAGCTCAGTGGATCTGGAATAACTTTGATTTATGTAGCGGTATTAGTTTGCTGCCTTACAGTGATCACGTATATCAGCAAGCGCCTTATGAAAATATAGATGCTAATAAATATAAAGAACTGTTAGGTTCTATGCCTAAAAATGTAAACTGGGCTGATCTTGTTAACTACGAACAAGAAGATAATACAACAGGGTCACAAGAGCTTGCATGTGTCGGAGGCGCTTGCGAGATAGTTTAAAGGGAAAAAAACATGATTGATAGAATTTTTTGGATTTGTGTAGAATTTATACAGCAGTTTAGAAACGTTACAGATTTAGGATATGAGTTAGCTACTTTTGTTTTTATTTATGCTTCTTCAACCTTTATTATAGTTGTATTCTTTTTTTTTGCGGATAAGAGAAGTTATGAAAAAGAAAGGAGAATGTATGACAAAGAAAAAAACAACAGAAGCTAACCTCTTAGGATTTAAAATAATCATAGACCGCGAAGGTCGTTTGTTTACAGAAATATCTGGTGTCCCGGAAAAAGATCTGCCTAAAGCTTTTTCAGGAGATGACCTGCGCTTAATGAGACAAATACAACGCCTTCTTAGACCTAAGATTCAAGAGATACATAAGTTTTTAGAAAACGAAATCAGTGCGCTAAACCATCCTGTTTAGATACAGCCCTTCCTTTTTTAGTCATATGAAAACTCAGTAAAGCTGATCCTAGCGCATCTATAAGACGGTGAGTTTCCTCGTTGTCTTGATCAAACACCCCAATAGAATATAACAGTACGTGACTCAGCTCATGTAGAAATACTTGGGTCATCAGCCTGGGGATATCGCTTTCCTCTAGTTCG